TTAATGAACTCTTGCTCTGACATCGTCGGCATCCCGGCTTCCTTAAGCCAAGACTGAAGATTTCCCTGCATGACTCCATATTTACCAAGCGCATGTTGGCCGGCATATTGACCACTTTTTACAGTTGGATGTGGAGGGTCGTAGTTTCCAGAACCTTCAACCATACCAACTGCTTGGATCAATCGATCAGGCGAAACTTTTTCTTCACCAAAATGACCGCCTTCGCCTGATAGAAGTGCGGAGGATTGAACCCGGGAAGTGACATTTATGTTATGATTGCGAATGAATTCCGCTGCCCGTCCAGCATCTTCACCAGTTATGTTCCCGGCTTGAACTGCTTCATCAAGGGCTTTTTTTGCTAGAACTGGATCGGTTCGAGCGAGAGCTTGAGCTCGATCAAAAACCAATCCGGACTTAGCTTTGGTAGCGTAATCATCACGTTGTTCTTTAGACCAACCATGTAAGGCTTGAAGTTGATCGGCGGCAGATTCAGTCCCGGCGAGCTTCTGTTGATAAAGCCCATCGTCTTCTGGATTTGATGCAACTGCCTTTCGATCAGAATCTAATACAGCTTGTTGCGTGCCGATTTGATAACGCTTAAACTGTTCCCCTGCGTGAATACCGGCGCCGATCACCGCACGAGACTGGATGTTCCGAGATTCCTGGAGGTAAATTCGTTGAGCATATGGACTATCGAGATCGTTACCGATGCTTTCTCGGGTTTGATTTAATTGATCTTTATATCCTGGATAACCATCAACTGCGGTTTTACCTTCAAGCGAACGATATTTTACATCAAGATCGCCTACGCTATCGGTGAATTTCGCAACAGCATTCGCGGCCTTGGCCTGTTGGTCAAGTTCTTGCATCGCCAAGGCGCGAGAATAGAGTTCATTCCCGACTTGCTCAGAAGATTTGCCTAGTCGTTCGGTTGCTTCCGCAGTGGCACCGCCAAATGCAGCAAGTGGCGCGTTAACCGAAACCGAAGGCGTCGGAGAGAGGTTCGGCGATTGAGTCGGAACGCCTGTGTAGGGAACTTGCGATGCCATTAGTATAATCCACTTGCAACAGAAGCAGCACCACCTAAGGTTTGACCGCCACTACCACCAAACAAACCCATCTGCGAACCAGCGAGCCATTTACTTGCAACCGATCCAGCGCCACCGACAAGGCTTGAGGTTATATTTAATGGAGTCGCCTTGGTTACATTCTGTCCCGCGGCCAGATATGCACCAGCTTGAGATTTACTCGTCGCCGCCGAGGTTTCATAGTCATATGCGGTTTTGGTCGCGTTCATGCGGATAGTGTTGAGATCCATTGTCGAGACAGTATGTTGAGATTCCTGAACCGATTTCGCCGATCCAGAGTTCACATCCACACCGGAAGCACCTTGGCTAGCAACGATCTGACCTGCAGTAGCTCGGTCTTTAAGCCCAACTTTTTCAGCGGTGAGTTCGCCTTGCTGTGAAGCATAGTTTGCATTCTGTGTAGCAATCTGTGAATTAAGCGCCGCGATTCCCGCTTGGTAGTTATATTGCTGTGTCTGGACTTGGCCAGCTTCTTTCTGTCCAGCCGCGCCAAGAAGGGTTCCGAAGATACTCGCCCCAATTCCAGCCGCACCGAGCGCTCCAGGCACAGACATTATATTCTCCTAAATTCAAACTGTGTCAGAGACGTAAACTTGGCACCAAGATGGCGTAACCAATTCCGAGATTTCTCATCGAAACAATCGCCAAAGATGAAGGAATATTTAAGCATGACTATCTCAACGAAGCTTTTTGCATATCTGGCGATTAGGATTGAATGGCGTTTACCTTCATCGGTGGTTATCATCCAGATATAAGCGGAGTCAGAAACCAACGATCTCGGGGCGATACCGATGAAACATAGTGGTTGATTGTTAAACATCCCTACAATAATATCAGTAGATAGCACAACCGCTTCGGTAAGGTTTTTATCCACTGGCTGATTCACCATGGCGATAAATTGTTCCTTGGAGATCTGATAGATTTCTCCATTCATCGCCGATCCTCCGTAACAAACTCCGGAAACACACCTAGGATCGTGGCAGGATATGGCTGTGATTGTTGAATGCAATATTGCCCAGGGACGGTATAGGTCGGGTCGAGAAATGTCCTCGCATCGCCAGAGACTAAACCGGTTACGATTTGATTTGACTGACCAGTAAGTGCCGAGGAAACATTGCCAACGATTAGATCTTTCATAGGGACAAGAGTTGAGAAACTGCTACCGATCCAAAGCCCGAGAGTATCTTTAACACGAATATCGACAGATCGGATCTTTTTGACTTTGCCTTGGATGGATGGCTCGCCAATGTCGAGTGGAAGAGTTTGAAGCTGACAAGTAAAACCAAGACCGATTGTAACTGTCGTGTAGCCTGGAGCAACTGGTGGCGCAGGAAGGGTGAATATCCCGGTGACCGGCATGGCGAATGGAGCGATCACAGTGACGTTTCCAAGGGAATCGGTGGCGAGTCCAGTTACGGTTAGCCCAGCAAGTTGTTCTGCGCCGGTGAATGTAAGTTGAGCCGAACCAATGTATTGAAGTGCTGCATCCACACACCAAGCACTAGAGGTTCCATTCGAGAAAGATCGTTCCGCAAAACGTTCGATGTATTGGACCGTAGCGGAATTAACGGTTCGCTGGACAACGGTGTAAACCGCATCGACACCATTACCAGCGGGGAGGATCTCGGTCACGGAACAAATTGAGTTAAAGGTTCCTTGGGTGATGTAGTGGGACCAACCGATGAAGTCTTGTTCTTTTAAGAATGTAAGAGAAAGGATAACCCCATCACTACGAATCGCCTGGACAAGATAATATGGCGCTTCGGCATAGGCCCATTCATCAATGGTATAACCAAAGAATAAATGTGAGGCGATTACAGAAATGTCGGTTCCGGTAAAGACGTTGAAATAAATGTTGTATGCTGCGTCCCGAACCGCCGAGCCTTTTGCTTGAACATAGAGGATGTCATAGTTCGCCACAATCGGTGGAACATCACTGGCTCCGATATATGATTGTGGATTGGCTACCAAAGACGATGGAGTTATCGCCGATCCAGAGGTCCCTCCATTGGCGACCCATAGAGCCTTATCAGTGAAGATCACCATACCGGCAGCAGAGCCAACAACGGACTTGATCGAGTTCAAGGTTCCGGAGACTAAGGTTCCGGTTACTGCGTCCGAGGCTATGGTTGGATCAGAAATATTGAAGTTAAAATATTGCCCGGGTTGGGACATATAAAATGTCGCTGGTGCACCGACCTGGGCAGCCATAACCATACGCTCTTGAACAAATCCCGGAACGGTTGGATTTCCGTTTTCAGCAGATAACGTTGCAGTGGCAGTGGCAGCTCCAGATGAAAAAACTACTCCGGGCGCAGATAGCATACCACCACCTGGAAGGGTGACGATCACCGCGCCAACACCCCAAGTGACATCTAAAAAAGCCCCATTACCGGGCGGGTGAACCGCTGTTAATACCGCCGGAAGAGCTCCGGATGTAATAGAACCTGGATTTAAAATAGAATATGTTTGTGGGCGACCGTTACCATCAACAGTTAAAACTTCCGCAGTTACTCCATATCCAAAACTAAGTATATTGCCTGGGACATAACCACCTATCACTATGCCAGTATTATCAGCTACGGCGGTAATAACTTGCATTTCAGGAATGGCTATTGGAGCGATTGTAAATGATCCGGTAAATGAAATAGTAGGAATAACAGTATACACCCCGGGCGCAGTTACAGCAACACTAGCTACACCAGCACCTATGAATGGACTCTGGGGAATCGGCGGGGTTTGTGTAAAATCTGGGCCGATATTAGAGTCGATGAATGTGGTGCCTTTGCAAGTGCCAATGAAACCGAATTCAACCCCGGTCGGAACTGCACCAAATGCCGAAATGGTTGCTTCATAGATGTTATAGGCGACTGCACCTGGAGCCGCAGACCAAGCGATTTGATTTGAACCCGAAACTAACCGAAGACTCTGTGCGGTGAGTGTCCCAGGAGTCGACATCGTCGATTCTTGACCACTGGCGTCGATGGAGGTAACACCATAGGCATAGTTCCAACCCGAACCGGTAATGGTTGTGGTTACAGCAACATTAGTTGGTGCAGAGACGGTCGCACCAATTACAACCGGGACCAACGTCCAGTTGTTCGCGGAGACTAAAGTTAGCACTTGAGCCGGATGGTTCGGATGACAAAGAATCATCTGTCCAACAGACTGTGCGAATTTAATCAAATCTAAATTATCATTTGTTGTATATGGCGCTGGGATGGTATAGATCCGTGCGGCAGTTCCACCAGAGACATATGCGCCGAATGCTGTGGAATCGAGATTGGCCCCAGAGAGATAACCAATGGTGACTAAGTTTCCAGAGACGCCAAGAACCTCGAAATAACGATCGTTGAGTTGAGTCATACCAACAATAGAATTAACAAAGATCCAATCGCCAATAGTATAGTTATGCCCGGGGATGGTTAGCACCGCCGGATTTGCGTTGGTCGCCCCAGTGATTGCGAAGCTAGTTTCGGTGATTGGCAATCCGTCATAAATAAATCGCATGTATCCGCTGGAAGATCCATACGAACCGATTTCAATAACATAACCAGCGGATAGACTCGCTTGAAATGAAATAATCCGAACCGGATTCTGAGACTGATAGGCTTGAATTATGTATTTGGTTCCGGTGCGGGTGCTAGCGCCACCACGATAATCGACAAAGAAGTTCTGGAGCAAGGCCGCACCCGAGCGATACTTCTGCATATCGACGCGCGAGTAAAGGTTCGGCGACCATTCACCGGAATTAAATGAAGCTTGGACTGCTACTTCACTCATGGCTTATCCAAAATACGGCCACATACCGCCCCATTGAAGATCGGAATACGGACCGGAAGCTTGCATTGGGAAATCAATTCCACGAGTTCGAATCCAATCCGGTGTGACATCATTGATGGTTAAGCCTTCATTTCCATCAACTGCACGGGCTTCGGAGATCATAGCGTTGGCGGATTCAATCGCCATATTGGCGAGCTTTTTATCGCCGGTGAGTGGGATGGTAAGGGTTGCGCCAAGGATCTTAACAAATGCATCTTGGAATAGATCATCCATGATATTGGGGTCAGTAATATCTTGGCAATAAACCAACGTGGCGAATTCTTGATTGCAGAGGATCACACGTTGAGGGGTGGCAACAGCCGCTTGAGTTAGATTGAAGGTTGCACCTGAACCAGAGCCAGTGGTTGAACCTTGGGCAATAGGATTGGATTGAACTGAAAAGTAACTTCCGCCAATGACTTCATCACCGCCGGGAATGATAGGGATGACAGAGACAGCGGAGATGACCCCACCAGGAGCCGTGGTTACTAGAAGTTGAACTGGGGCTCCGATCGGTGGAGAAGTATTTGGGCCGATTGGAAGGGTAATGATGTCGCCAACGGCATAGCCAGTCCCGCCCGAAGCAA